GGTAGATGCCTACGACCTAGCTCGATATATGGAATCGGCTTTGGAAACGGATCCTTTGACTGCTATTGGAAATATCAAGTCTGATAACTTGATTCCAGATGATGCTAAGTTTGCGGTCTTAATCGACAAAAAACGCTTAACTAGCATGAAAGAAGCAGCCGAAACAAATCCTAAATCTGGGCTTGTAAACGTTGGTCATGCAACAAACATGCTCAAAAATATTATCAATAAAGGCATTGAATTAGTATCTAAATAAAAGATAAAATTACCCATAGGAGTTAATCTCCTATGGGTATTTACTTTTTATTTTGCTCGTTACAAGATAGTAATATAAAGGAGGTGAAACAATATGAAAACACTAGATATATTTACAGATGCATCGGTCTTAGGTAAAGTAGATGTAATTAAAGGTAATAGAGTCTGTGGTGGTGCAGTATCAGTAATTAATGATATGAGAGATACAGAATATCATTGTGTTATTGATCATGCTACCAATAACTATGGTGAACTAACTGGATTGTATTTAGCGGTACAGTTGGCAGCAGAATATAAAGATGTAGTTGATGAATTCAATATCTATTCAGATAGCAATATATCTGTGAGTGGATTAAAATCATGGATATATAACTGGGTTAATCGTATGGATAGAAATGGTATCATGTATACATCATCTGGAGTTGAAGTAGCCAATCAGAATATTATCAAGAATATAGTTGATTTTATACTAAGTACTTTTGATCCAAATCGACATCAGATCAACTTTATCCATTGTAAATCCCATGTAAATATCAATTCAAGATCTGGTATACAAAGTGCATATAATTGTTTATCAAGAAACTATAGTATAGTACCAGATGATTTAATGGATAGAATTCCATATATCCAGAAATGGAATAATTATATAGATGAGTCTACTAGAGCATCATTAATTAGAATGCAATATGGAGTAGATTATAAACTAGATGAAGGTAAATGCATACCAGCATTATTCAATTCATCACAGATTTATCCAACTTATCTTAAGATAGTTAGAAGTATTTTATAGGAGAGAATATAATGTCAAAGCGTAGAATTATTTTATTTGTAAAAACAAGAAACTCTAATGAAAATCATCGTTTAGATGGATATATTAACGTAGAAAATCCTACAGTAGAAGCTAAAGGTTTCTTTACATATTTTGATGATACTGAGAAAGTTCATATTACACCAGTTGAAAACGTAGAATACTTTGCAGTAACTTATTCATTGGTAGAATATGCTAAGATGGAAAGATTAACTGATAAGAAAAACTCAGTAGGTCTAATCAATAGTAGCTATACTATTGATACTAATAGAGATAAAGTTATGGATATCATGGATTGTTTTACTCTAGCTAAAGGTAATAAATATATTGCATTTGATACATTTGGTGAAGAATGTGTTAATCGTATCTTTATTCCTATCCAAACAGTTAAGGATATTATCATTAATGATAATAGTGAAGATCCTACACGATATAAAGCAAGTCTATTATTTGATCCAACTGTACTTAAAGCAGCAGCTGGTAAAGATAACGATTACCGTGTATTAGATATCTTTAAGAATCTTAAACCTGCAGGAATTACTGAACCAGAAGTAATTCAACTATACAAAGCAGGATTCTATGATTTAGATATTCTTCCTGAAGCAATTGCTAAGGGATTAGATGTATATATTAATCATTCTGAAGAAATCCCTGAAGAAGAGGATACTCCTGAAGCTGGTAAAGTTCAAAATACTGAACCAGATGAAGAATATAAAACTCCAGAAGGAGATAATACATTAAAAACTCATCCTGGATTTAAAGTTCCACCTACTGTAGCTGAAGGTACAGAAATGACTAATGAAAAATTTGCAGGAGCAGTTGTTACTGATCCTAGAATTAATGAAGATGATGAAATGACTGATGAAGAATTAGCTAAAGCTATTGAAGAACAGCTTGAAGTTCCAGATCGGTCAGCTAAAAAAGAATCAGAAGAAGATATTATTGCTAAGTCTTTATCTGAAAGTCATAAAGATTTATATGATGAAGTTACTAGTGAATTTAAAACAGAATTAACTAGACTTAAAGCTTTCTCTAAATATCGTTTCCAACAAGAATTGGCTAATGATCATTTAATCAAAGCTAATAATCCTAATTATGAATCTTATCTATTGAATATTGAAGAAGTATATTACGATATTCTAAGAGAAACAGATCCAGATATTGATATATCTTTAGAAGATCCATCTTTTAAAGATAGCTTATATGATTACGTTCATGCATTGTAATTAATATTACCTCCCTAGGATCATAGTTATCCTAGGGAGGAATATACTCTCATTAATTTTTTATATAGCCATATATTATTACAGTGATCTACATATTTCGATTTTTAAAAGGAGGTAGCCATATGGATATCATTAATTTTGTAGATGAGTTCGGCGTTCCTCGATGCGTCGAAGTAGAATCGATAACAAAAGAGGAGTACGACAGATTTGGAGGAACCGAAATCACATTGTCACTAACTAACGAAGAAACTGATTCACAACAACAAGGAGAAAATATCATGTTTGAATTTAAACTTAACCCAGGAGTTATCTATGACGTTAACTCAAATGAAAAACCATTCATTCTAACTAGTACTGGTTTAGCATTACCAATTAGTGCTGAAACTGAAGTAGAACTTCACAAATGGGAATATGAACGAGTAGCAGCATACATCGAGGAAAAAGCAGCTATTCTTCAAGAACGAGCTCTTAAGATCTTTAAAGAAGATATTGAACCAGCTCATGAACAAATGATGGCTGAGAAACATCACCATCAATGTGGTTGTGGATGTAACCATGATCATAAACCTAATAATGGTTATTTTGGTGACCTTATTGCTAAGCATACTGGAACTGGTAAACCTGAAGAGAAACCATATGACCCAGTAGCTGATAATAAGCTTCGTAAACCAAAACCAAAACCTTATAGTGGAATCTTTGGTAGATATATAAATGGAGATGCACCTAATCCTATAAAAGAATTAGTAGCTCCTGAACATCATCAAGACTTCACTAGTAGTTTAAGATACTATATCGATCCAAATGGTGTAGTATACGTTCATCATACTAAGACTGGTACAACTGATGTAGCAGATGAAGGTGAAATCGATGTATTATATCGTCACTGTCCACAGTTTAAAGTAGAGTATGATAATATGCTTAGAAGTAGAGTAGGTAAACCAGTATATACAGGTAATCCTATTCAAGATGCGATGAATGGTATGGGAGGATTTAGATGATTAAGACAGACAACTCTGGTCAAGTAGTCGGATTCAGCTTATCCGACCTTAATAATCCAGAAGCGATGGATATCATCCGTGGTAAGATTAAAGCATCTGAAAGTAGAATTCGTAATGAATTCATGGCTCAGACTTTATCTTTACGGAATGAATATATTAATCGCTTAAACAATATCGTGTGTGGTGTACACATTAGACCAGTTCCATGGAATGAAGCTACTGACGAGAACGAAATCCATGAGTTCTTAAAACAACACCCTGAGTATCAACTAGATTACAACTTAGAGTTGTATGAAGAAAAGATGCTTAGTATGGGACTAGATCCTACTGAAGGAATGTTTAGACAATTCCCTCCTGGGACTGCAGTTCTATCTTCTGGTACAGGAAGACATCTTGCTTATATGGAACAGCTTAAAGAGCAAGAAGGTCTTAATATTCCTGACCTAGAAAACTTCATGGTTGGTGTAACTAAAGAAGCTGATCCAGCAGTGGATACAACAACTGATGAAGAACTAAATCAAATGGTACAAAATACATATCTTGCTGATCAATATCAAATGCAAGCAGCTATTGGATTACCTCCAATGCTACCTAATGGTCAGTATAATTTAGATGCATTAAATGTACCATTCGGTTGTACGATTCCTTTGATGGAAGTTCCTAAAAGGATATATGACTTAACTAACTTGCAATATCCAAGAGATATCTCTGCGGAAATGCAAGACCAATCTATTCCATATGAAGATAGATTGGCTACTTATAATGCAGTGGTTAAATATACTAATGAGTATAATGAATATATTAAAGGTGCTTGGTATGAAGAAAACAAACAAGCATTGTATAATCAAATTCGTGCTCTTATTGACCAACGCAATACAATTCTCTGCTCTCAATGGACTTACATGCAACCTCAAGTAAGAGCTAGTTGGGAAAGAGAAATCAACAATATCAACACTCGTGTTCAAGAATTGCAAATGAATATTCCTAATCATCCTATGGATGCATTTTATAGATATGAACAACAAATTCTTGAATACAACTATCAAGTTCAAAAGTATAATACTAATAAGCTTAAGTATGAGCATTATAAGTATGAACAGTCTGTAAGAAATAATCCTAACATGGTTACTTTCACTACAGTAGAAGAACTTATAGCAAATGGCTGTCAATTTGATATTGAAAAGAAAGAATGGTTAGATAAAACTGGTCGTCCATTAAATCCAGAACATGCTCGTATTTATGATGAGATGAATAGAATTAAGTCTCAAATGGAGATTAATGCTGAGGCTCAACATCGTCGTGATGAATATACTGAACAAATGTTTATGGTTAATAGTATGATTAGAGATTGCTTTAACCATTTAGGTTATACAGCTGAAGAAGCTAATGAAGTTGTTGATAGAGATCCATTTGGTATGATGCATGACTTAAACTATAATCCATATTATCAAACAGATGGTACATGGAATAGTTTCGTTCAACGTACAAATCCTCAAATGGGTGGTAATAACTATGATCCTGTGAGTGATAAAGATGTTAATGATTTGACTCCTGAAGAGTTCGAAGCGTATGCTAAACGTGCTGAAACATTAGCTAAAAATGCTAGAGCAGCAGCTGTAACTCCATTAACTACTGAACAAATTCTTAACGCTCAAGCACGTAGAGGTGCTGTAGGACCAAATGGTCGTATTCGTGTATATAATATGAGATCTCCATTAACTGCTAAGTTACAAGAGATCAATGATAGTCGTAAACCTGGTGAGCATAAGAATTTGATGAATCTATTTGATACATATTCTGAAGCAATGCCAGCTTACCAATATTCTATTAGTCATAGTCGTCCTAAAGATTTGAGTGGATTCTATGATCATAATCAATTCGATGAGGCTATCGAAAATTATGCTCATAAGACTCGAATCAGTAGAACTAGTGACTTATTGAATGAATTAGATGATAACCAAGCATTTGCTGAAGCAATGAATAATGGCATTCTTGGATTATCATTACCTGATGAAATGGGATATAACTACAACAAACGTAGAGTAAACTTCGATAACTCTATCTTAGAGCAAATGGAAGCTACTAATAAACCATTCCCAGAAGGTGCCAGGATTAAAGATCCTGAATTTGAAACTTACGATGATAGACCGTTGAAGGAAATTCAGAAGGAAAGATATGGTATAGCTATGGATCGAGCAGCTAGACTTAAACAATACTTTGCTCCTGAACTTGGAGGTACATGGGATGCAACTGCAGTCAACGATAATGGATGATTTGACCGGCAACTTAGAAAACTCCAAGATCAATAGTAGGTTGTATCATGATGCGGATATATACCAAAGTATGAATACATTCACTACTTTGGAGGAGTTATTCGAATCTATTGAAGGTCCTTGCGTGTATGACTTCTTTACTGATGATGAATTAGCATTGATTAAGAAGATTATATTTGATCGTAAGGATAAAGCCTTCAAGAAAAAGTTCCAGAAACTAGATGCTATTGTTAAACCTAAAGGGTTTAAACGATCTGGTTGTGGTACAAACCGTGTTGTTTATGAACCACTTGATGATAATGCTACATTCTGTATTAAGATAGCATTAGATAGAGCTGGTTCTAAAAACAATCCAGATGAGATCGTTAATCAAAAGTATCTAAAACCATTTGTGGCTAAGTGTTTTGATATTAGTCAAGATGGTAATGTTGGTATATTCGAAAGAGTTGTACCAATTGAAAACCTCTATCAAATGTGGTCAGTACGTGAAGATATCTATAAGATAATGGAAACCATTGTTGGTAGATTTATCATAGATGACTTTGGTACTAAAGCATTTAAGAACTGGGGTTTACGTAAAGGATTCGGTCCAGTCTTATTGGACTATGCAGATATGTATATATTGGATCCAAAGATTTTATATTGTACTCATACATTGAATCTAGATACTACTGAGCAATGTCGAGGTGAATTAGATTATGATGCAGGGTTTAACAATATTATATGTTTAAAATGTGGCGGTATTCATATGGCATCTGAGTTTAAAGATGGTCGTAAGAAGATCGCATTGTTCTCAAGAAAGAGGGAAATTGATATGACTATGAAAATTCAAATCTTCAAAAATGGCGAACTGTATTGGGATAATGATCATGGTGTATATGAGAAAGACATCAATGTCAATGAACCAAAAGAAAACAAATTAGATATCACTTCTAAATTAGACTTAGAAGAGATTGATAAGATGAAAGATGATTTAGCTAAACTACAAGCTAAATCTGTAGCCAGTGAAGAAAAACTTCGTAAGCAATATGAAGATATGCGTAAAGTTGCTGATGATCATAAGAGAGAAAAGGCTGAAGAATACTTCGAAGAAGAAAAACCTGATTTGGTTATCGAGATTCCAGCGATCAATCCAGCTCCTAAACGTATCAATAAATACTTTGCTCCAAAGCCTGAAAGACCAGCTCGTGATCTAGAAAACACGATGCATAGTAAGGCTCTGGACAAGTTGTCTGAGGACATGAAAAAACCTCAAAATACAATTATCAGTAATCCTATAGTGGTTGAAACTAAGGAAACTGGGAATGTAAAAAATGATAAAGTCGTTGACATTAAAGTAGAAGAAAAACCTGTAGAGGAGAAAGAAGATATGTTGTTAAGTATTGATCAAATTAAAACTTTAGGTGAATTTATTGGTGAAGCTGCAGCAGATATTGAATCTGTTGTAGGTACTGAAGATGCTTATAGCTATAATGAGATCTTAGAATTAGATAAACAATTTACTCGAATCTTGAAAGATCTATCCGATGATAAAGTAGTTCGTATTGAAGATCTTTTACCAGAAGTATTCTATGCTTATATTGATTCTGATATCAAGAAAGATAATGAAGTACGTGTAGGTGATTTCCGTCAAGCATTAGCTGATGAGTTAGCTTCCGCTGCTACTATTATTTTGAATATCAAATTAGATATCGAAGCAGAGTTTGAAGACGAAGATGAAGAAGAACAACCTAAAGTACGTCGTCGTCGCATGTCTAACGATCGTTATTAAGAGGTGATTCTAATGAATGGAATTACATTTACCAATGATCCAACACTAGCTGCTCAAGCTAGTGTTGATCCAGGTACTAGAGTGATTCTTGTAACTGAACATGCTCCAGCAGTTCTATTACAGAATCCGAATGTAGTTAAGCTTCCTGTGTTACTTCCGCCATTCAATGTAGTATCAGTCTATGTTGATTATGGCGAAGATGCATTCAAAGAAGCTTACCTGTCTTATCTAAACCAAGTAGATATTATTATGAATATCTTCTTAGTAGGTGCAGCATTACATGCTAAGAATGTAGTTGTATATACAACTGATGAAGAATGGAGTAAAGATAGTATTCCATTCATGGATATTCTTATGAGTGTATTTGCTACAGCATTACAATTACAGATGACTTATAATGGACCTAGCTTGGTTTCATTTGTGCCATCTATATTTAGTATTGGAAATGCAGTAACTAATCTATTCCAATATGGATACATCAATGAACAAAGCTATGTTAGATATATGGCTAATACTTCATTTGATAGAAATACAGTTAACTCTTATCTCTTGAGCAAGAATATCAAGATTGATGAAGAAGTACCTGTAGAGTTACAAGATAAAGCATTCCAAAATATTATGGCTGTTAAGTCAGAAGATCCAAATTTAACTCCAGCATTAATGGGTGATTAAAATGAAGTTTGTATTTACTACAGAACCTATATATCAATACTATAGAGCTTATCTATATCCATCTGATAAAGATAAATTAGATAAAGATCTTATGGTAGAATATGGAGACTATAAAGATTATTGGGATTTAAAGAATCAACAAGATGCTTTACCTGAGAATATCTTTGTAGCTGAACTAACTTCTAGAGATTATCCTAGAAATCCATGGAATTATGTAAGTCAGCTTATCAGTAAGCTGACTTATAGTTATCTTATTGATAATCCAGAATTCGAGAATATCTTTAGTGAGATTCTATTCAATCAATCTGAAGAAGAATTCTATGAATTCTATAAGGCTATTGATAGATTCTATAATGGTTCTGAGATATTCATTATTGTAAGCAATGATGAATATTCTGATATGGTAACCCAAATGATGTGTAATGTAATCAGAAGAATGTATGGTATTCATCCACAAGTCATTTATGATATGGATGATGTATTAAACATTCGAGATGATATAGACTTCTCTCCTCAAGGAGCACAACTTGCTTATTTGCAACGTAGTGCTTATTATAAACTTGAGGCTAAGAGGAGTTTAGAGCCATTACAGATTTGGTATCCATTTGATATGAATACATATACAAATGCACTGGAGTAAATAATGAGACATTCTAAGATTGATATACTCATAGGTAATCCAATCTATGAGTATACTTCAAAAGATAAAATCGACTGGGCTTACTATCTAGAGCCTAGAAAGATTACTGAAGAAGATGTCTTATACTTTGATAATCATAAGCTAATATTAAATGATATTGATTTGGAAGATGATAATTTTAAAGTAGATGAATACGATAACTTTATTAGAGTTGGTGAATTCGTATTAATGTCAAAACAAGATATGTTTGGTATGAAAGAAACTATAGTCGGATTAGATCCACATATTATAGAACTTCATAAAAACTATCTTATTACATTGATATTTAAAGTAATGAATATGGTTGCTAACAATAATATTCAACTTGCTGTAGATACTATAAAGTCCACTTATATAGATTATGTAAGTGGTGAACTTAATGTAGGATACTACAGAGAATTCAATTTACAATCTAAATATAGAGTATGCAGTATTAACTACATTTATTATATTGATCTAGATCCAGAAGATATTAAATCAATAGATATTAGCTATAATGAAAAAGTACTAAGATATCTTGGATCCCTTATTTGGGGATTATATGGTAAAGTATAAATATAGCCACTAGGAGTTTAACTCCTAGTGGTTTTCTTTTTTTGTAATAGTGGATATATATACTTGTATATTATTAAGGTGATATGATGATATATAGTTTATTAAGCTCAGCAGGGGCAGAAAGGAGTCATATCATGTTAAAACGTACTCATAAATTCGAACTTTCCAATGTAGAAGCTTCCATTAAGAAACATCCAAAGCTTTGGATTGCAGCAAGCTTCATTTCTACATTTATCGTTGTGTCAGATGTAATTAATATCTTGAAAGGGGATAACAAATAATGTTTGTACTAAAAGATCAATTTGGTTATACTCAAGGTATATTCAATAATTTCGATAATGCAGTTAAAGCTGCAAATCGTTTTACATCAAAAAACATTTATGTTGGTAGATCTGCATCAATCTTTGATGCAGATGGAGTAGAAATCTTCAAAACTACTATTACTAGTATTGAAGATTAAAATAATAAGGAGGATGGGAATATTCCCATCCTCCAAAATTATTTATTTTTTTTATTTGTAGCACCGGCGTTATTGATTGCAGTATATGCAGTGATAGCTAGGAATATCTTCTTAGCAATCAATTCAGGAATAATATCTTCTTTATAGAAGAGTCTAAGTTTATTAAGTAGATTGATAGATATACGTCCACTTACACTTTCCATTACAGCTAGACGCATTTCTTGTTCAAGTTCACTATTAATATACTTAGAGTCTTGAATATTATTCATAACAGTAAATTCTTGAATAGATTCATTTATAAATGTATCAATAGTCTGTGTCATTTCTTCTAAGGAAGTAGACATAGACATTTGAATCAAATCTAATTCTCTTTTATTTTTTTCTTTATATGAGTTAGCTATCTTATTAGCTACTTTATAGATTAAGAAGATTACTAGCAGGATAATAAAGTAATTAATACCCAGTACGATTAACTCCATATTCATTTAATACACTCCAATCTTGGACTTTATCTCTGAGTTTTAGGAGTTCACCAGTTTCGGTATCGCCTAAAGAGATAGCATAATTTACGTAGTTTATTATTTTGTTTGCCAGCTCAATAGTTATACCATATTTGTATTCTTCTAAGAAAGCCATCCAGTTACCGAAACACATATCTGGATGGATATACATACCATTTGCATTATGGTATAGTTGATGTGCAGTTAAAGATAGCATTACAAGTTGTACTTTATTTTCAGTATGAACTTTCTTTAGTAAGTTAACTAAGTCAAAAGTTGTAATATATCCAACGGTATTGATTGTATGCTCAGTTAAGATAACTGCAATATCAAAGATAGTTAGCATATTATGATGCATTTCAATTGTAGCCATATCTGCATAGATATTGCTATGTAATTGACAGTGAT